TACACAGTCTCAAGGTCACGCCGTTTGGGGACTATAATGGGACTCGATGGGGCGTTGATACTGGTACGCTTGCTGAGATTGATGGGCCGCAGTTCATAGACTACCTTGAAGACGGCCCCGTCAACTGGCGCAGCGGGTTTGCCGTTGTGACCATGAAGGACAGCAAACCGCTCTGGCCTGAACTAGTCAGCAAGTACGCCGAAGGTATTATTGACTTCCGTGGTCAACTTATTGATGTGAGCGAATTCTAATGGCTAATTTTGAACAAGCCTTTGAGAAAATGATCGCCGACGAAGGTGGTTACGTTCTACACACTATTCCCGGTGATACCGGAGGGATGACCTATGCTGGAATCGCGCGAAACAAAAACCCCAACTGGCCCGGTTGGAACCTCATCGACCACGAAGCTACCGGCAATCCGCTACTTAGTGGGATGGTGCGTAACTTTTATAAAGTTGAGTTTTGGGATCGTATCAGAGGGGATGAGATTGCGAACCAAACTGTTGCCGAAAACATCTTTAACTTCTCAGTAAATACTGGGTTAAGTGTTGCAATCAAGCTGGCTCAGTTGATCGTAGGTGCTACGCCAGACGGCGCGATTGGGCCTAAGACAATCGAAAAGCTGAATACGGTAGAGAGCGAATCATTTAGAAAAGCGTACGCACTTGCCAAAATTACCCGTTATGCCGACATCTGCAATAAAAATCGTAGCCAATCCAAATTCCTTCTTGGCTGGATCAATCGTACTTTGAAAGGGCTTAAGTAATGGATTTGATGGGCATCGGTTCAATCATTGAAGGCGTTGGCAAAGTTGCGGATTCGCTCATCACGACGGACAAAGAACGCTTGGAAATGGCGTTGGAGGAGCGCAAGCTTGACCTTGAGGAAAAGAGGATTGACCAGACTACAGACCTCGCGCAAGTGGATGTCAATAAGATTGAAGCGGCGAGTGGCAGCCTATTTGTCTCTGGCTGGCGTCCTGCTGTCGGCTGGATTGGGGTTCTGGGTCTGGCTTACCAGTTCTTAGGTTACCCGTTGATGCAATGGCTCTGGGCTTTTGGCCAAGGGGTCGATATAATTCCCAAAGGGCTGGCCCCACCGCCTGACTTGCAAACCGAGCAGTTGATGACGTTGCTTGCTGGTTTACTTGGCTTTGGCGGCATGAGGTCTTTTGAGAAATCCAAAGGGGTGGCATCGAAATGACTGTTGCAGCAGTGATGACGTATGACTCGCTGGTCAACGACATTCAGACCTACCTTGAGCGCAATGACACGGCGACGCTGGACAAGATCCCGCAGTTCATTATGTTTGCGGAACAAGTTCTGGCCTCCGAGATCAAATTTCTTGGCAACTTGACGGTTGTCAACGGGACGATGACGGCCAGCAATCCAGTGTTGGATAAGCCTGCACGGTGGCGCAAGACAGTGTCTTTCAACGTCACTCTGGCTGGTGAACGGTCCCCGGTGTTTCTGCGCAAGTATGAGTACCTGCGTGAGTATTGGCCAGACGACACGCAGACAGGGTTGCCGGCGTTTTATTGTGACTACGACTATACTCACTGGCTCGTGGCCCCTACTCCCGCGGCGGCGTACACGTTTCAGGTTCTGTACTACGAGCGCAACCAGCCGCTTGATTCCGCAAATCAAAGCAATTGGTTTACCCAGTACGCTCCGCAGGCAATGTTGTACGGGTCTTTGCTGCAGGCCATGCCGTTCCTCAAGAACGATGAGCGCATCCCAGTCTGGCAAGCAATGTACGACAAGGCGATTGCATTGCTCAAACAGGAAGACCTGACGCGGGTCGGTGATCGTCAAACGGTGGTAAACGACTCATGAGTTACAACAGCCCATTTACTGGCAACGTCATTCAGCCGACTGATGTTTCTTATGCCTCCTATGCTTTAACGTCTACTACAGGGACCATTCAGCTTGAATGGCCCCTGAACGGCAACGACACGGACTATGTTGCTGCACGGGTAATGCAGGTCAGCACGACTAGCACGTCCTATGAATTATGGATGCCACCGGCTAATCAAGGGTCGGTTGGCCAAGACGCGCTGATCTATAACACCGGCGGAGTGACGTTGACGGTTAAATCGTACGGCGGGGCCAGCACAATTGTTTCGATTCCATCGACGGGTGGAAGTGCGCAGTACATTTTTATCACGTCCAACGCCACTACAACGGGGACGTGGGGCGTCATAGCGTTCGGTGCGACGACAACCAACTCCAATGCTTCAACGCTTGCCGGGTACGGTCTGAAGGCCATTGGGGCCACGTTAAATCAGTCCCAGCCGGTTACGACGTTCTCGTCCAATTACACGGCGCTTGATTCTGATCGGGCGGCCACTTACGTCTGGACTGGCGGGGCTGGAACGCTGACTTTGACGTCGGCGTCAACGCTTGGCAATGATTGGTTTTTCTTGGTTCGCAACGGGGGAACCGGGACGTTGGCAGTAACGCCAAGCGGCGGGGGTCTGATCAATGGATCTTCTTCGTTAGATATGCAACCATCAGACTCGTGCTTGATCTCAAGTTCTGGGGTCGCATTCTATTCAGTAGGCTTAGGAAAGAGCACACAGTTCAACTTTACGCAACTTACCAAGGCAGTAACTGCGGCGGGTTCTCCGTACACATTGACTTCAGCAGAAGCCGCCAACGTCATCCAAAAATACACAGGTACTTTGTCTGGTAACGTGGTGGTGAACCTTCCACAGACAATTCAGGTCTACTACATCACGAATCAGACGACTGGGGCGTACACAATTACGTTCCAGACTGGAATTTCTGGCGGTGCTACAGCGGTAATTCCGTCAGGTCAGCAGGTCATTCTCCTGTGCGATTCTGTGAATCTCTACAACGCCTCAACGATTGCCGCTGGGGCTACGACAGTTGCGTTGTCTAATGGAACTGTTTCATCACCGTCCTTGAACTTTTCGTCAGAGAGCACGACTGGTATCTATCGGCCGGCTTCCGGGGAGTTAGGCATTACGGTTCTTGGGGCGCAAGTTTTAAATGTAAACGCGGCAGGAATTATTGTTACTGGCACCGCGCAGATTGGTTCCGGGACTACTGGAGGAATTGCTGGCGGGGCGTTTTAATGACCGCTAAGGTTTTTCAAGCAGATACCAAGGCTGGGGTCCAGCGAGACGGTACGGTCTTTGACATGAACTTCTACACTGCTGGAAAGTGGGTAAGGTTCCAGCGCGGCCGGCCGAGGAAGGTTGGCGGCTATGCAGTGATGTCGGACCAGTTGAGTGGTCCATCAAGAGGGGTCTGGGTCAATCCAAACAACGGATTTAACCAGATCTTCAGTGGTTACAACAACGGCCTGCAAGCGCTGTCGGTTGACAATAATGGTGCCGGCGCTGGGGTTACCAACTACACCCTGAGCAACTTTACGGCCAGCGATCTCAACCTGTGGCAGTTTGACGGTTTTTACGATGTAGGCGGATCTGGGGTTGGATCTATTCTGGCGCACCCCGGCCAGAACCTTGCGCATATTGATGCGACGACCAATACGCCGGTGCTGATTGGCGACATTAACGGCACAAGTTTGTCTCAGATTGGAACTTTCTCCACAACTAATTCCTACCTTAACGGTACAGTCAACGTCACGATATCAACAACCAATTCATTGATTGGTGCTGGGCAGACTGTTACCGGAACGGGAATCCCTTCAGGAACAACGGTTTCGTCTGTTACGGCAGCCAATGGCATACTTGGTTCAGTTGCGGTAACGGGGATAGCGGGGCAGTGTTCTTGTACGAGCACGTCTGGGTTGTTCATTGGACAGACTGTATCGGTCACCGGGACAAGCACAGGGACGGCTACTGGTATTACGTCCGGGGTAACGTACTACATTATTGCCACCAACTACTCGACCACGTTCACTTTGTCGGCCACGTCCGGCGGTGCTGCAATCGTAACCACAGCAGGAACAACGACCGGTTTGGTATTTACAATTGGTAACTACCAGAAAGTTACGTTGTCGGCCGCGGCCACTACGAGCGGCGCATCGACGCTAACGTACAACAACAATGTGTCCGTATCGGGCGGGTTAGTTACCCTTCACCCTTACGTTTTTGTTTACGGCAACAATGGGTTGATCAAGAACTGTGCCGCGGGTAATGCGCAGGATTGGGTCTCTGCGGACGCCAATGAGGTCAACGTGGCCACCGGCAAGATAGTCCAAGGTCTACCGGTGCGGGGCGGTTCAAACGCGCCTTCTGGCCTGTTTTGGAGTCTCGATAGTTTGGTGCGGGTGTCGTACATCGGCGGCACGGGAACTCCGGTTCAATATTGGCGCTATGACATCATCAGCAGCCAATCGTCAATCCTATCAAGCCAATCGGCAATTGAGTACGACGGGGTGTACTACTGGTGCGGGGTTGATCGATTCCTGTTGTACAACGGTACGGTCAAAGAGATCCCGAACACATTTAACCAGAATTACTTTTTTGACAATCTGAACTACAACCAGCGTCAGAAAGTCTGGGTGACGAAGGTTCCGCGGTACGGCGAGATTTGGTGGTTCTATCCTCGCGGCGATGCGACCGAGTGTACGGACGCCATCATTTATAACGTGCGTGAGAACATCTGGTACGACGCTGGTGAGGCCTTGGGTGCAAGAAGGTCCGCTGGGTACTTCTCGCAGGTGTTTGCTCATCCTGTGGCCGCTGGGTGGGAAACAACCGCAATTACGGCGGTGTTCACGCAGTCAATGTCAACGACGAGCGCCAGCAAGTACATCAACCTATCGACCTACAATACGCAGGTCAGGGTCACTCAAGTTGTGTCTGGAACCAACATTGTTTCTGGGACGACGGTCAGTGCAATTACGTCAAGCGCAATTCAGACGTTGGGTTCGATTACGGCTGGTTCTGGGTACACTAACGGGACTTACACAAACGTACCGTTGACCGGCGGGAGCGGGTCCAACGCAACGGCTACGGTGGTTGTTAGCGGCGGGGGTGTGACTTCTGTGACCATTACCTTGCGCGGTGCTGGGTATGTCATTGGAAACACCCTCAGCGCATCGAACACCAATCTTGGCGGAACTGGCGCAGGGTTTTCTATTCCTGTTACGGCAATCTATGCTCAGACCATTACTTTATCGGTGGCGGCTTCTGGTACTGGAACGCAAGATTTGACGTTCAGCACGCCGGCAAATTTGATTTCCATGTGGCAGCACGAGGTTGGAGTAGATGCAATTGCCGGTCAAAACGTATCTGCGATTGATTCGTACTTTGAGACCAGTGACCTTGGTTGGGTTGCCGGGGGGCCTCCTGAGCCATCAATGGTCGGTGAGAATCGCTGGTTGAGACTAGAGCGGGTTGAGCCTGATTTCATTCAAAGCGGGGACATGACGCTTGTTATAACCGGGCGGCCGTTTGCGCAGAGCGAGGATGTTGATTCGGATCCGTACACGTTCGGGCCAAACACTGGCAAAGTTGACATGAGAGAGCAGCGCAGAGAGATCCGGTTGCGTTTCAGGTCTAACACAGTGGGCGGCAACTACCAGCTTGGTAAACTTCTTTTAAGTGCAGCGATTGGCGATGTGAGGCCGTACTAATGGCTCAGGCGCTAGTCTACGACCCGCGATATCATACGTTTGAGTCTTGGGCTGCGCTGATGTGTGAGCAGTATGCAGCGCAACAATTAGAGATTCCAACCGCCGATACAGACTGGAAGGCATGGGGTAATGGCATCAAGGCAATTGATGT